AGCAAGCTTAATTCCGTTTGCTAACATGTTTTAGTTCTCCATTCTATACTGATAAACCAATTGTGAATTCAGGTCAACGATTCCCTCGAAGCGCATCAACTTGTGACGCAAATGCGACGGATCAGGTACATCCTGACAATCTGTCCTTCGCAACCCTAAAGATGCGAAGATTTCATTGATTTTGACCGCTAAATCGCTCGTGCTATCTTTGTCAAAGATATCCACCTTATAACGGATATGCGACTTCTTCTCTTGATCATCGAACCATTCACCTGGTTTATTCTGTTCTTCCAAAAAAATGACGACTGGGACATTCTCCCAATCGTCTGGATAAGTATCGGTCACATTATCTGCGACCTTTTGCAATTCTTTGTAAATCAAAGGCTTGATGTTAATCATTTTATCTGTTCTCTTATCTTTCTGCTAACGTATTTTGAAACGCTTCTCGATACACGGTCATGGTTATCTCTCAAAGCAGGATACAAGTAAGGTTGCGCAGGCTGACCATACATTTTGTAGAACTCACCTCTTTTTGCAAAGTGGTAAGGTCCTACGTTGATTTGGTCTTCATGCACGTACCAGGGACTAGAGCGATAAGACACGCTGACTTCTGGCGATATGCCCGAATGGTTTTCTTGCCCTTTGGGACCCGTTCCAAGCTCGACATAAGCGCCATGGTCTGAGTTTGTAAAAACTTCACCAGATATCTTGTTGCCGTTTACTTTCAACCGCACTTTGATGCTATTTCTCAACTCACCCTCGTTCGCTGGTGCTCTGAGTTTAGCCTCGGCTTGTACGACTGTTTTAGCAGCATGCAAGACCGCTTGTCCTACTATCTCGTTGCTCTTTGCACCGTAAAGCTTACGACACTTAGCGATTAAGCTATCTGCTCCGATTAAACCTGACACGTTCCAACTCCAAAACTTGATGATGACTGTACACTTTCTTCGAGATAATCCGATGCGTGACCTCTGACTTGATATCGATACAGACACCGTCTTTCACGTTGATATCCGTATCTTTGCTCGCATTTGCATTCAAGATATCGTTGACACGTTCACCGTAAATCTCAGATTGTAGCTTGCTAGTCGCTGGCCACAACTCAAGTCGCACTTCTTCGACCTCGGCCGCATATCCTTCTTTAGCGACTCCCTCGTTTGTTACGGTCTTCTTGAACCGTTTGAGGTTGTAAGGCTTCAGTCTACTCTTTTTCAAAAACATGACCTGCCACCCTCGCTAACCGATGCATCCGAATACGCTGTAAAAGGCCCGTAGACAAGCCTGACTCTGCATAAGTAACAGAGATGCCACCTTCACTCCTAGATTGCTCTCCTTCGCTTCCTGAGCGGTTGTAGAGCTCGATTACAAGTTCAGGTAGTAACCTGTCGAGCGCTGGAGTCAGCTTTTCTCGGTTCGTTTCAGATAAAATGATATTTTCCGCCCTTAAAAGCAAAGACGAGAGGATTGTTTCTTCGCTCTCGCCCGTCAATGATTTTAGTTTTTCAAGTTTCATAAGACCTCCTAATCGTAAGGAGTCGTCTAGTCTCCTTGGGTTTCGGTTACGTCAATGATTTCGACAACATCTGCGATATCGACAGAGAACTCACTCTTGAGATTGTGCGACAATTCGTTGAAACGCTCGTCCGTCATCTCAAAAACATCATTCTCATGTCGTCTCACTTTCGCTTGCCAGTCATTGAAAGCTTGTTTGACTCTGACTTTCATAGCTCAGACCTTATTTCTTGACTTTCCAGTTATCTGAGTCAGAGTCCGGCGCAGTTATTGAGTTTGAAATCTCTTTAACTGCAACGTAGACCTTGCCCTCGTGCGTTACTGTGTCACCTTCTTTGTAGGCTTTTCCAGTCGTCCATTTTTTAGCACGGTTCACTGTCTTACCTTGAGCTGATTCCTTAGCAGCTGGCTTGGTATCTGCAATTGTGATGATGTATTTTTGGAAATGTTCAAGAACATACGCTCCAGTGTAGAGCAATTGTTCTACCAATTCACCAAAGCGCCCAGGTACATTGTCATTGTACTTGGTATTGTCAATTTGAATTGGTGATGTAACGACACCAGGAGCAGTTGCAAGGGCGTTAACATTTGGCAAGAATTTAGAAGGTACTTTGTAGACTGTGTAGTCATCCAATTCGCCAACGTATCCTTTGCCAAGAACCCTCTTGTCTGCGTCACCTTGTGGCAAACGTACGATGTCAGACTTGATAGCTTTGTAGAAACTTGGTGTCACGAAGAGCAAGCGTTCTTTAGTGATTCCAAGTTCATCCAATTTCTCAGAAACATCAAGAACCGCATTGTATGCGTTGTTCGCTCCTGCCGTTTTACCCATGACCACATTGTCACTTACGTTTCCGAGCGCTGCATCAAAACGAAGTTTATCAAGATATGGAGCGACTACCTCAGCAGCCTGACGAGCAATTACGTACTCAATATTTACTTGACCATTCGAGTCACGTTCGTCCAACTGGTCAACGAAACGACCCCAGTATTTTTCTTCTTCAAGAGTGTAGACCTTTTCTTCAACTTCAACATGGTCAAATTCATTGTCTTTGTTACGTTTGTAGTCTTTTAGCTCGGTTGTGTTACCTGTTGCAACTGTAAAAGAGCGACCGTTTAGAGTCACTGCTTCAGTTGGTGTCAAGAGTGGTGTTGCGTATGAATTTACCGCAAGGACATCCTCGATAATTCCAAGGTGTCGCTTGCGTGATTCTGCTGTGTTTAATGCTTCAAATGCCATTTATTTTTACCTCATTTTTTTATTTTTCTAACGCAAAAAGTCCTGTTTCCATTTTTCAATAACTTCTTGCTGATTTGCTGGCGCAGTCTTAATAGGTGCGCTACCCTTCATGCGGTCAGATACACCTTTTTGGACTGCATCCTCCCATGTTTTTTGAATGCTTGCAACTGATTCAGTCACGGCTTCTGCGTTTGACAAATCAACCACGGATACTAATTCAACTGGTAAGCCACGTTCGCTTAGCATTGCCTTAGCTTCTGCGGTCAATTCTTTACGAGCAATCGCTTGTTCACGGTTAGCCAGTTCTTGCTCACGCTGATCCAACTGATACTTCTGTTTCTCGTCAGCGTTCATCTTGGCAAGTTTCTTAGCTTCGTTTTCTTTGGCTTCTTGCTCTGATTTCCACTTAGCAAATTTCTTGTTGATGATTTCATCAACTTCTGCATCCGTGTACTTCTTCTCGTCTTGCGGTTGTTGTGTAGGTTCTGCAGGTACCTCTTGGACTTCAACCGTTTCGACTGTTTGTGTTTCTTCGTTCATTGCGAACCTCCTATTTTTAAAGTCGTCCCCGACTGTATAATTCCATGGCTTTTTTTGTCATCAATGCTCGGACAATATTAAAACCGTACGGGATTCCATACGGTTAGGTTTTATAGTTTAATTTCTTCAATTTTTGCACGTTGTTCTAGAATTTTTAAATAATTCCACATAGTCGAACGCTGACCTTTTAACAAATCGATAGGACATTTCGGTTCAAACTCTAGTTGCCCTTTTTCGTATTGACCAATCATCATGTCTAACTTTTGGAATCGTTCTCTCAATTCGTAGTATTCTTTTTTAAATCGTTCTTTCCAAGGTTCCATTTTTTTGTTCCTTTCTTAAATACAAAAACCGCATCGAATTCGACACGGTTTATAGCAATTTACAGTGATTTATAGCAGTCTATTCCTGCAAGTCAAGATGTCGGATCACCTACTTTCTGTTTTTGAACTCTTTGTTTAAATTTTTCATAAACAAAAAGATAAAAGATACCAGCAATAAAAATACCAACCACCCAAAAGCGATTGATACCCATTCCCAAATGAACATAGTTTACTCCTTTCTAAGCATTCTCTTGAGGCTTGGCATTCTTTCCCACCCATTTTTTGAAAGCATCAAAAGTATTCATATTTTTAAAATCCACATACTTTTCAACCTCTTCAACGGCTTCATCAACTTTATCATCATGAAAACAATAACCATTACCCGATAAATCAAAAATTTTATTTTGGTTTTTCTTATCAACAATCCATAACTCCTCACCATGCCAAGCACTCTGTGGATCATAACATTTCTTAGATTGTATCTCAAGACCGTTATTTTCAATCAATTCTATCAACTTTTTGTACTTATTCATCAGTTACTCCTTTCCGAGCACGAAAAAAGCACTTAGATTACTCTAGGTGCTTAATTGTTATAAATTAGCAATAGTATCTTTGATACTTTGCCATAGTTCTTCATCGCTTACTCCTGCGTATTTTTTTTCTATTTCCTCAATAGGAGGAATAGTAATCTCATCGGGTTGAGAAAGCCAAAACTTCTCTTCTTCCTTTGTCAAAGTATAAGGCATAACTAATCAATCCTTTCAAAAGTAAAGTCGTACTTTTCGGCAAACAATGTCAATGTTTTTTCCTGTGCTTTTACTTCAGTATAACCTAATTTAATCATTTTTTCAATCAAATTCTCATATTCTTGATTAGCTTTTTTATGTATCCGTTTATTAGGTTTTGAATACCAGTATACACTTCCGTCATGACCTATCGTCAACCCATATTTCACGGTGTTATTTTTACTCCGTTGTTGCAACGATGCAAAGTCGCTAAGCGATGGTGGATACCCTGACGGATGATTGTGAATTGAAACAAGGCTTTGTTCAGAGCTTTCTTTAAAAGCTTTTCTCACTTGGTTGTTATAAACTACACCTTTTATTTTTCTAGCTTTATTGCTTAAAGCAACAACTCTTCCTGTCTCTGCATCAAGCAAATAGTAGTCTTCATACTGTGTTCCGTTTCTATGCTGCAGTATCTGCCTTGAAACCCTTGCAATAGATTCGGATAAATTCGAAGTTTTTGGATGATTTTTTAATTTATCAACAAATTCATCGCTTCGGACATAATCTAAGTTCGCCCCGAATTTCCCTCCACTCAACTCACGCTCTCGTGGTTTTGCAACATATTCACTATACCAATCGTTATAAGACATATCAGCAGGCACATATTCGACTTTGCCAGTCTTGGGATTTCTCGCTCGTCGCTCTAGCTTGCTGTAATCGATGTCCTCATCATGTGCGATAGTCGTAGACCTGCACCATGGATGTAGAGGTGGATAGTTCACCCCAGGAACAGCCTTGTCCGTATCGTAGACCTTGTTATCATGTTCTTGGCAAATGTGTGACGTGCGCTTGTCCAATACTGCCACAAATTTGTACTTGGTGATTTCAGCATCTTCATAGCTGAGCAGTTCCATTTGATTATGAAAAAATGCTGACTCAGTACGAATTAAACGCCTAGCATTATTCTGCCCAACCTCAAATCGTTCAGCGATTGCTTGAGATGTGTCTCTTACGCTTCGGCCAGTCATGAGACTCACTAGGAGCTCGTCTTTCACGCTTGAAGCGAGTGCCCCGGTATTTGACCATATCCTATCCGAATAGCCCTCTCCTGTCCATTTAAGAGCCTTTAGACGCTTGATTTCAGTTTCAGGGAGATTAGAGAAACTATAAGCTAGCCCCGTTTGCTGTTGTAGGTCAAAAGTAGCCTTGTAGTAGCTGTCTTTCATCAAGTCGCTGTAAAAGGCATCTGAGCCCGTCTTCTCGGAGTGATAAATCGACTCACGCATGCGGTCTAAATCATCGTTTAGACGCTCTAAACGCTTCATTCGATAGGCATAGGCTGGACTGTCCAAATCAGCAAGTAATCGTTGGATGTTCGGGTCATTTGGCCTAGCTTCAAGAACCTTACGAAGTTCGTTTAGGTCCTTTTGGTCTTTCATATTCTTTAGGACCTGACGAGCATCACGCTCACTCAATCCATAATCACGCTGGAATTTATCAAAAACCTTGTTGATTTGCTTATCTAGATAGGATTTGGATTGCTTGTAGATCTCGTCAAACTTATCTGCTTGTTTCTCAGCCTTGTCCATCTGCTCATAGATGAGATTAGCCTTCCTCTTGGTCCAATACTCCTCGTTCTTCATCTGTCACCTCTTCGTCTGGCTTCGTGTTAGCCTGGTTAAAGAATGGCACACGGTCCTTATTCTTTTCCTTCTCTTCTTCGAGTTCTTCCAATTCAGCGTCAGGATCTTCAACGAATGGCAAGAGTGAAATAAGCTGACGAAGTGAGACCTTACCTTCAAGATTATTGATAATCTGTGACAATTCAAGCAAGTTCTTAGGCAATCCACGGCTAAACTGTGGCACGATTGAATGAGCTTCAAGCGCAATCTGTTGCATGCCCAAATAATGAGCAAAGATAGCAATCCGCTGTCTAAGACCTCGCTTGTAATTCGCTTCCTTGGTCTTTGTGATCATTTCAAGGCCCAATAGCTTGAATTCCATGGCTACGCCTGAGCTATTGCCTGCGAAGTTCTCATCTGTCAAATTCGGCACATGGCTGAATGTGTAGATGTCTTCTTTCAAGGCCTTGCGCAAGATTTCAGTTGCATTCTCGTCCAGAGCATTCTTTAAGAAATCAGCCTTGGCATCTGCTGGCAATTCCAAAAGGCCTTCCTCAGCAAGAATTTTCATTGCTTCTCTAGCATCTTCCAGATTGTCAGCTAACTGCGCACCGTACAGAACAAGAATAGACTCTACTGCTTGTTCCTTATCATTGACTCGGTTACCCATCAGTGAATTGTAAGCATCAATCAAGCTGATTTGTTGCTCATAATCACCAATCACAAAGTGGTTGTTTCGGTACTCGATGATTGGGATTTGTCCAAGGTTGTGAGGTTCTACTTGCTCGTTCCTGGTTGTTCCCATGCTCGAATCACGCAGCACAATATGGTAATGCAGATTTTGAGTAAAGACTTCTGCTTGATACTTAGTCGCATCTTTCGTATCATCTTTGATTTCATAGTAATAGACGGCAAAAAGCGCTTTGCGTTCAATGCTGTCATCGTAAACCAGGAATACATTCTCAGGGTCTACGCTAGTCGAATCAAGCTCGGTCAATCCCTCTTTTGCATAGATGTACTCGTAAGCACGTCCATAGATAGCCATGTTAAGAGCATTCTGCGCATCCACTTGGTCAATTTCAGCGCCATCGAAAGCCTCAAGTAAAGGCTCAAGGTCACTCTCTGCAGTATTGTTATACTTGATAGGATTGCCCATAAAGTAGCCCGTAGACGTATCCGCAATGTCCTTAGCATGATTGGCTACCGTCTTATAATTCGGCGCATTCTGATTTCTTCTCGTATGATTCAAGATAGCGTGCTCACCCAAGTAGTATTTCTTCAAATCACGCAAGTGACTGCGTTCTTGCGTGTGTTTCTGGATCAGCTTGTAAATCAATCCCTTACTCAAAGCTGTTTCATCGTATTCGTCTCGTGGATAAGTTAAAATCTGATACATTTAATTCCTTTCTATAAACCGTATTGTGAACGTCTGCGGACGGTTGCTTTCCCACCTTCGATACATTGAAGGCTATATCGCAGCGCGTCCATCAAGTGGTTGTTCTTATCTTCTGGTTTGTTCAACCAATTGCCCTCTTTGTCTCGTTGATAGCAATAACTATAAAATTCATCCATGATATGCTCACAACTCGGATGCACATAAATAGCGTATCCTTGTAGCTTGGATACGCCTGCCATGATACTATCCTTTCCTTTCCTACTCTCTTTGATTCGAGATATCCCGTGTTCTGACCTGAGCTCCTCAATCAATCGCGACTCTGCGCTATCCGCGATGATTGTCGAGCGATGATAACCTTTATCCTTTATCATCTTAGCGACTTCCTTGGTTATCAGACCAACTCTGTACGCTTCGTCAAAGATGTGTATTTCTTTCGTCGTGTCATTTATCAGCGAACAACACAATGCTGTTGGATCGTGAGTGAAACCAAAGTCAAGACCAATGCATAACTTGTTAGCAGGGTTTTGCAGCAACTCATCTTTGTCAAAGTCTTTGATAGTCACGTTGTTGTAGATTAAACCTTCAGCAACTCCCCATTCGCCGTCACAAACGATTCTCGCCCGTCTGGGGTTCGTATGATACAAATCCTCATAGCGCTTGATATCGACTTCGTCC